GAAATCTACTGAGTTCTTCTTATTATGACGAATCTGGTGCAAAAGCGCTTTGTGATGCTTGTCCCTACAAAATAGAGTGCTTGGCATTGGCTATCGAGTTACAAGCAGAAGGCATCTGGGGCGGGACAAATACCAATGAACGCAAACTGCTAGTGAGACGAATGAAGCGCGCTGGTAAATCCTCAAAATAGGCAATCCATAAAAGAGGTAAAATAGATGTATGCCCTTGGGAGAGAGGCTTCAATAACTCACTCTTAGGGAGAAAACATGGAAATTGTAAAAAAGATTTTCAAGAGAACTATCGCTCTTGTAATCCTAAAAGTTAGCGGTGTTCTAGCCGCAGGCTCAATCGCTGGAGTAGAACTCTGGCAGTCAGCACTTGTAGCAGCCTTCGTAGGTATTATGGAAGTTGCCGAGTCTCTATCGCGTGCTTATGTTGTAGACGGCTCGCTTGACGAAGACGAAATCAACATTGCTTTCGCTAGTTCGGCTGAGGCTGAGGTAGCAAAGAGCAAGGGAACTCGCTAGTCATTAAATAAGAAACCCCCTCTTTCGAGGGGGTTTTCTTTTTTAACCTACTTCTTGATTTTGGTTCTAGCCACTCCATAGTAGAGAGGGTTAGAAGAACTTAGTCCCAAGCCTTTGGCAATCTTGGTCAGCGAGATTCCGTTGTCCTCATACTCGTGGCGAAGTGCTTCGTGGTACTCCTCGACGCTCTTGTCCTTGGCAATCTTGATGCGCTCTATTGCTTCCGCTAGTTGCTCTGGGGTTGCCTTGCTACGAACCCTCTTGGTTGCTGGAGCGATGTCTACAGTGGTTACGCGTCTGCGTACGCCAGCGTATGTGACTCCTACAGCGTTAGAGATGGCGATAAGACTTCCACCCTTTGAGTAGTACTCAACTAGTAGGCGAGTGTATTCACGGCTAGCGTCGTGCTGAGGCGATTTGGTGTTGCGTGAGCCGTAAGCCTTGCGAGCCAATGGCAATAGTTCCTTTAGGAGTGGGGCGTAGTGCTCTACTAATTGTTCTGACATTATGTCCTTTCAAGTCATTTGTCTTTAGGTCGAAACCTTTATACCTGATTATAGACAGAACGTTTATAAAACCGCAAATTAATTGCGTCCGCTGTCAGAGAACTAGTAACTTGCTTTTAGTTAGGATACTTGCTTTTATCTGAGTGAGTAAACATTGTAAGCGCGTATCTTTTTCCTGCAATTACTTCCTTTACTCCGTGTTGATACTCTTCGCTACCTGGGTGAATCACGATGCTGTACTTCTTAGGCTTCATAGATAAATCTTTCTGGGGATAGTAAATCTCCCCTCCCGTATAGTCGTCATTCAAATAAATAACGAAGCCGTGAAGGATGTCACTATTTCCTTCGTGTGGACCTCTGTCACTATGCACTGGCATTGAGTCTCCAGATTTGAATCTATTTATGCAGTGAATGTAGGAGTAAGAAACCTGCCCCTTTAGTTCTGGGTATGTCTTTTCGTATAATAGTCTGGCTTTTGTTTCTATCTCTCTTAAGACGTTTCGGTCTAAATCTGGCATTTCCGTCACAAAAAGACTTTTGCCGTCCCAAAAATTGGAATGGTCATCTTTTTCTTTTGGCATTTGGTCGTTAGTCCACTTGGCTCTAGCCTGAAATTCGGCGGAGGAAATTAGGTGGTCAGCCTGAGACTCGGACAAAAAGCCCTCTTCTATAAAGATTTTGGTGTTTTGATAAAAACTTGTCATACCTGATTTTACCATTTATATGAAAAATCATTATTCTGATTTGACAGAATGTCAGTGGTGTAATGTATAGTGAGGATTATGGGAAGAAAAAAGAAAGCAACAGAACCAGTGGTGGCTAGACCAAATGCCAACTGGGAGTACATTACCGAGATGCAAATCAACGGACGCAATGTGACTAAGGGGACTGAACTCAAAATCTCTGGCGAGCGCGGTCGCTTTGTATTTGTCAATTACACAAAGACTGACAATGGCAAAGAGTGGCTCACGGTTTGGGGCGGACCTAAAGGTATGGAGTCTATGCGTAGTTTCTATCTAGACAAAGTCAAGACAGTCCACTCTAAGAACAAGACTGACGCCAACTTGGTCAAGGCTCTCAAAGAGCGCAAGAAGGCTGAGAAACAAGCCAATCAAGACGAGCAGTAGATTCCTTTTTATAAACTTAGGTTTAGGTTTATAAGAGAAGTTCTGTCCAAAAGTGATACATTATTATACAACTTTGGTTATGTAGCCCGTGCCTGCTAGTGGTAGACTTGATAAAAATAACTAGGAGATGACTCGGTGGAAACTATTGTTTACCACATTGGACCAGCGTGCGTTCAGTGCAACCAGACCAAGAAAATGATGACCAAACTCGATATTGACTTCAGGGAAGTCGACTTGCGAGAAGAGCCTGAACTAACTGAAAAGTTCAAGGCAGAGGGTCTTATGAGTGCTCCTATAGTAACTAGTGCCATCGGCACTTGGTCAGGCTTTCGCCTAGACCTAATTCAAGACTTGGCTGAGGCTAAGCCTAAGGGTTAGACGTATTTAGGTGGGTAGGCTCTGGAAACGGAGTCATCGACGTAAGTGGGAAACGCCAGCCACCAATAGACGGGTCAGCGAACTCTTCTTTCCCAATGACATCATCTGCCATAACCCAGCCGTAAACTTCAACTTCGGAGAAGAAATCCTCGTCCGGGACATAACAGCCCACGATTGCCTTGCCAGCGTCCTTCTTCCAGATGGGAACTTCTCCACGGGTGCGAACTGTGCGAACCTCCATGTTGCCACCGACGTCAGGTAGGTGCTTTCGGTATGGGTGTAGGTAGTTCGAGTAAACGGGGTAGTTGAGAGTGGCATTTGTCGCTTTGGCAACAGCCATCTCAGCGGCGATGGTTCTGGTGTTAGAGGTCAGGTCGTGCTGTAGGTAACCGTTTTTCTTACCCTCGGCGTAGTTAGGGCGGTCTTCGCTACCAAACTTCTCGAGCCAGAGTTCAGTCGCCATATTCGCGCATCGTCGGATTTCATCTTTTGTCATTTGAACTATAAACATAGAGCCATCTTACAGCGTCGACGGTCCTAAGGTAAGATAGATAAATGGAAAGCAAAGCAAAAGAGCCATTCAATTTCAGGAACCACGGGTCTTTCGACGTAAGTTCTATAAAAGAAATAGTGCGTTACTTCCAAGAAGAGTGGCGAGTAAACACTGAGCGCCAAGAACTATACCAAGCACACAAGGAAACTAACTCCTACTTCTTGTATAAAACAAACTTGGAGTGGCACCCAAAGTCTGATTACTCGGTTGCTCAAGTAAGCAACAACTCTGAGTTGCTGGGACTGGTTGAGCCAATCGTGTCTCGCTTAGAAGAATTACATAACGGCAAACGTGGACAGGTCCTGCTAATCAAGTTGCCTGCCAATAAAACTATCCCTGAACACACCGACAAGGGCGCTTACCTAAACCTGTGTAGAAGACACCACATACCCATCATCACTTCTAGGGACACAGACTTCGGGGTGGGGGACGAAGAGTTCTCTATGGCTGAGGGCGAGTGCTGGGAAATCAACAACTCTCGACCGCACTATGTAAATAACTTCTCTAACGTAGACAGAGTCCATTTGCTAGTGGACATAATGCCCAACTCACACATAAAGTAGTAGCAGTCCCTGATGGTGTAATGGTAGCACAGCGGCCTTTGGAGTCGTTAGTCTTAGTTCGAATCTAGGTCGGGGAGCGAAAGGAAGAAATGACTGGAAACAAACTAGCAATCTACAAAAGCCTAAGTTGGCACGTAGTGCATATCATCATCTTGACAGTAACGGTTTTCCTGTTCACTGGTAGATTAGACATTGTCGCTGGAATCATATCGGTTCACGTAATCTCTGAGACGGTGATTTACTACCTACACGAACGAGCGTGGCAAAAAGCAAATCGAAAGAAAGACTAAGAGTTGATAAAAGTTAGCGTGAAAGAACTTCTGGTAATTTCAGCAATTGTAGTTTCAATGCTTGGTTCTTTGGTTTATGGTTTCTTTGTAATGGGTGTAGGCAATATGCCTGAAAACTGTTGGGATAGATACTCTACAGAGCAGGAAGCAATTATGAACTGCGAAGGCGAACAGTAGTGGCTAAAGTATTTGGCTATCCGTGTCGTAAGCATCGCATAAGGTTTAGGGGAAGTTACTGCCCTAAGTGCTACAAAGAACGCAGAGATAAGGAACGGGGTATCTAATGTCAGAAGGATTCGAACGTCTAAGCCCTAGAAAAGCGTATGCTCTTCTTCGTAATATGAATGTTGGGCGCCTGAAGTCGACGTGGCTATCGGTCAAGGGCGTAAAGCAATATGTAGTAAGACCAAACAAATAGTTGCTTAGGAGTGGAAAAATGAGTGAGTATCCAAAAATCATAAGTAACTTTATTTCTAATGAAGAGATAACAAGAATAGAGTCTTTCTTGGACTCCATCGCCACCCCTGCCCCTCATATGGATGCCCTAAGAGTTTGTTTGGGTTACCAGAACTCAATGATTGCATCGAAGATTGGATATGAGCATCCTGTCTTAAATGGTTATGGCTCTGGAGAACATTCTGAGACCGTCAAAGACATTGGAAACATTCTTCTTAGGACTAAGTCGGTATTAGAAGAAGAGTTTGGTCAAGCGATGGACACCGTGAACTTTCTCTACCAGCAACTGCTGGAGGGTGGATTCAACAGACTACATTCAGACAGCACCAATCTAGATGGCACTCCACTTAGCGACGATGGAACTCCAGAGGAAACCGAGTGGTCTGCTTTACTATACCTAACTTCTGGTGGTGGCGAAGACTTTGAAGGTGGAGAACTGATTTTCCCTAAGCAAGAACTGACTTACGTTCCAGTCAAGGGTGACTTAGTGTTCTTTATTGGAGACGTTCACCACCCGCACAGGGTTGCCAAAGTCACTAGCGGAGTTAGAAGCACTCTTGTTTCTTTCTTTGCTAGAAAAGGAAACGTTTCTGAAGTAATCGCATTTCACGATTAGTAAAACCCCGCGTAACTCAGTGGATAGAGTGAGACCCTTCTAATGTCTAAGTCGCAAGTTCGATTCTTGCCGCGGGGGCTATAGAATAAAACAATGAGCAAATACATGAAGACGGAGCAGGCGGTTGTGTATCACGGCAACTGTCTAGATGAACTAAAAAACATTCCAGATAATTACGTAGACGCGATTGTCACCGACCCGCCGTATGGTCTTGGAGACTCCGACCCTGACTACATTCTGTCCGCTCTAAAGATGTGGATGGACGGAGACCGCTCGCACATTCCTGCTGGTAAGGGCTTTATGGGAAAGCAATGGGACGCTTTTGTTCCGCCACCTGCCGTATGGGACGAGTGCTTTCGTGTCCTAAAGCCGGGCGGATACGTTCTAGTGTTTGCTGGAACTCGCACCGTGGACCTTATGGGTTTGTCAGTTCGTATGGCTGGCTTTGAGATTCGCGACTCGCTGACTTGGATTTATTCTCAGGGGTTTCCTAAGTCATTGGACATCAGTAAAGCAATAGATAAGTTGTCTGGGGCTAAACGCGAAGTTGTTGGCTACACAGACCCGCACGACCCTAGAACTGCTATGGCTCGCTCTATTTATGGTGGCGACATACAAGAAGGCGCTGGTCAGGGAATTCCAATCACTGCTCCTGCTACGGAAGACGCTAAGAAGTGGGTTGGTTGGGGAACAGCACTAAAGCCAGCATCCGAGCCAATCATTATGGCTCGCAAGCCACTGAGCGAAAAGACCGTAGCCAAAAATGTTATTCAGTGGGGGACTGGTGGAATAAACATTGATGGCACTCGCATCGGTGTGGCAGAAGGTGACGAGCCTGTTGCTGGAAGTCGTACGGCGACGTTCGGTACGCAAGAAACTGTCAGTGGTGGAGATGGTTCTGGTGGCTGGGCTTGGTCTGGTAAAGGTAGATTCCCATCTAACGTATTCTTTGGTCACGCTGATGGTTGTGCTCAGGTTGGAGTTGCTCAGGATTCTTATGTAATAAATAGAACTGAAGAGTGGACAGGCTTTGGACAGAAAGAGCGCCCAGACTACGAGAGTGAATTGCAAACTGTCGACGTCCCTATTTATGAGTGTGTAGACGGATGCCCCGTAAAAGAAGTTGGAGATGCTAGTCGCTTCTTCTATGTTGCTAAGGCAAACAAGCAAGACCGAAATGAGGGTCTAGATGGCTTGTCTGAAAAAGGTAAGGTCTTCAATGGCAAGAACCCTGAGTCTGCTGGTAATGCGCCGGGTTCGGTGGAGGACAAGTTCACCACTGCTCCGCAAAAGAACTTCCACCCGACCGTGAAGCCGACGTCCCTAATGAGACAGTTAGTAAAGATGGTCGCGCCTGAAAACGCTATTGTGCTAGACCCGTTTGCTGGGTCAGGTTCTACTGGTAAGGCTTCGATTCTTGAAGGTCGCAGATTCATTGGAATTGAGATGACAGACGAGTATCTGCCAATCATTCAAGGTAGACTCGAACACGCAATCAGAGAAAGAAAAGAAAAATGATGATAGTTAGTTACTACGCTGACGACCAAAATCGTATGCCAGCCTATGGCACTAGTGAATCTGCTGGCGCAGACGTAAAGGCTTCAGAGAGCGTGATGATTCGAGCAGGCGAACGTAAGTTAGTGAAGACTGGTCTGAAACTAGTTATGCCAAAAGGCGTAGTCGGACTAATTCATCCTCGCTCTGGACTGGCCCTGAGAAACGGAATCACTGTACTAAACGCGCCTGGAACTATTGACTCGGACTATCGCGGGGAGATTGCTGTAATTCTTTACAACTCTTCTACAGAAGATTACGTAGTTGAGCAGGGAGACCGAATCGCGCAAATCGTTTTCCAGAGATACATCAACATTCAATTCGAATACGGTGGCGTCGACGTTCCTAAGGAAGACGAAACCGAACGAGGCGAAGGTGGATTTGGGTCCACAGGAGTTGGTGAAGAGTAGTGACCGCTTTGTATTTTAGAAGCGACGTAACCGTGAAGTTGGTTCAGGCGATGGCGTCTGACGAGGCAGTAACTATGTCTGCTCGTGTGTCTACTGGTTCAACTCACACTTCCCCAGAAAAAGATGCTGGACTAATCAATTACTTGATGCGTGACCGCCACGGTTCACCTTTCGAGCACAACGCTTTTACGTTCTACATCGAAGCGCCTATCTTCGTGTTTCGCGAGTTTATGCGCCACAGGATTGCTTCCTATAATGAAGAGTCGGGTCGCTACAAGGAACTAGAGCCTGTGTTCTATGTTCCAGCGCCTGAACGTAAGTTGATTCAAGTTGGCAAAGTTGGTGCCTACGAATTTGTAGAAGGTAGCAATGAGCAGTTTGTAGTGACTAGCGATTCTATAAAAGACTCCTGCGTATTCGCTTATGAAAAATACACGGATATGCTAAACGCTGGAGTTGCTCGAGAAGTCGCGCGAGCCGTATTGCCAGTAAATACTTATAGCAGTATGTTTGTGACAATGAACGCACGCTCCTTGATGAACTTCTTATCACTAAGAACCACTAGGGAAGGCACCCAGTTTCCATCATTTCCGCAACGCGAAATTGAAATGGTCGCTGAGCAGATGGAGTGCTTCTTCGCCGAGAAGATGCCAATAACTTACGCAACATTTAACAAGAACGGACGGGTAGCCCCATAATGGCAATTCCAGATATTGACTTCACTTTGTCTGACGTAGAAATTGAGGCTGTTGCTTTTGACGAGCGCGACGAAGTGATTGTAGACAAAGTTGGCAAGGCTGTTCGTCAGGCTGTGAAAGCCAGAGAAGATTTACAGAACGCTGTGGCTGAGGCAATTGATAGTTCGTCGACGTTCGGGTATGAACTAGGAGTGCTAGACGAGCGACACAGGATACTGGAACTTATGCGACCAGCGTTGTGTGACGAAGAAAATTGCGAAAAAGAAGTTTGTAAGCAATACTTAGCGGTATACAGAAAGGTAGAAAATGGCTAAAGGTAAAGGCGGAGGCGCTCCGCAGAAGCAAACTGGCGGAAACTCTGAGCGTAAAAATGGCAAGGCCAATAAGAAGCGTCCGAAGATTTTCGACGCAATCAAGCGTCGTCTTGTGACTAACAAGTAATGAGCGAGAGTCTAGAGCCACACGCTTCTGTAGAAGAACTCAGGGGAGCGGAACAGATTGGTGCCTATAGACAACAACAGCGCATTATCAAGTTGCTAGAGAAGAACGGGATGTTCGACTCTGTAGACCTGATAAAGCAGAAGCCTGTTATAGTAGACGACCCTGACCCTAACATCAAAAAGGCTACGGAACGTATGTCTTTTGACATAGATGAAGCCACCGAATTGGTAGTAAATCTATTTATTCAAGAAGGCAAAATCCAAGAACGCGAACGTATCGCTGATTGGGTAAATGCTCATAGGACTGAAGTTGTTGAAGGTGTTTGGCGCGACCACTTCAATTCCGAGTATTTACTAAAAAATGTAATTCCTCTGCCAGCAGTAGAGAGTGGAGATTAGTGCGCGAAAACCAAAGAAAACTATTTCACTTAGAGATAATCGACACGGACGGTGACCGCTTCGTGGAGTGGGAGTGGGCAAACTCTAAGCAAGAAATCGTAGAGCGTGACCAAATAGGATATGACATTGCTCGTATTGAGATAAGAGTCGCCACTGAAGACGAGACAGACGCTTGGCTAGAAGGACATAACGAAGCGTTGATGGTCAGTATGGCTGAAGAAAGATTGGCTAATTGGAACGGTGTCGCTTACAAGGTTGAGTCATTTATGCCAATGGTTTCTAAAGAAGTATTTACCTGTGGTGTCTGTGAGAAATCTTTGGACATCGAAACTAAGGCTGCTACCCTTGGCAACTTCTATCTAAGCGTCAGAACCCCAAGGGACAACCAAGCAAACAAAACCATCCTGTGGCACGTTTGTATTGACTGCTCTATCGAATAGGAAAACAATTGAAGATTTACATCGCTGGACCTATGACTGGCTATGACCAGTGGAACTTTCCTGCTTTCTTTAAGTTAGAAGAGTCGTTACTTAAACTTGGCTATCAAGTAATAAACCCTGCTCATAATGACGGACCGACGTTAGAGTTGGCGCTTGAGTCTGCTGGTGAGCCAGAAAGACCTAAGAACAGTTGGAACTGGTATATGAAGCGCGACTTGCCACACGTGCTTGAGTGTGATGCTATTTGTGTTCTACCTGGTTGGCAGAAATCAAAAGGCGCTTCTTTGGAGGTCCAAGTTGCCAACGCGATTGGTGTTCCAGTTTATGTATTAGAAGACAACAAACTAGTTCCTCGCGTAAGAGCATTAGGCATAAGTGGGTGGGCTAGGTCTGGCAAAGATTCGGTTGCTGAATACTTGATAGAGAACCAAGGCTATGAAAAAGCGTCTTTTGCCCAAGCCATAAAGGATGCTCTAATTATTCTGAACCCTGTAATCGACGTACACGAAACCCGCACCGCGCTAAGTTCGTCTCTTGGACATCTCGGCTGGGACTACCTAAAAAGCGCCAGCACTGAAATTCGACCACTGCTACAACGCTTTGGAACCGAGGTTGGCAGGGAGATGTTTGGGGACGACTTCTGGGTTGACTACGCAATAAAGCACGTTCCAGACGGTTCTAAAGTCGTTTTCTCCGACGTCCGATACCCGAACGAGGCTGATGCCATTAGGAAACTGGGCGGTCAAATCTGGCGTGTAGAGCGGGAGGGATATGGACCAGCAAATGACCACGCCTCTGAGCACGCTTTGAACGGATATGACTTTGACCAGAGAATCTATAATGATAGAGACCTAGAAAGTCTCTGGGACAAAGTTGGAGTGC